TACCTCACAACGCACAATAAGTTTCTTTTCTTCTAACGCTTTAAACCTGTTAGATATTGAATTGTATTTGTAGTTACTTAACTCTTCGAGCACATCATCTTGGATGCAACCATTCGTACCAAACCTATCGATAACTGCCCACACGATTGCTTCAAGTTTTGTAGCATCAACTGAGTTCGCAGCTTCTGCTGAAGTCGTGTCTCCTTCAGCCCGATACAACTTATGTTTCTCTGTCATTTTTATAGTCTCCATAATTATAGTAATTCCTATATTTAGCACAACTAACACAACTAATGAAACAACTGTGCGTTATTATACACATCTAATGACACTACTCAGACTTGTATGAAATAGAAAACTCTTATATAAAAGAGACACAATTAACATTACGGAGGACTATTAAATGAGTGACTGGGATGCCTATGATGGTGCTGACGAGACTACTCTTCAAGGGCAAGCTGAACGCTTCGCCCATCTTTCTAATACCAAGCAAAAAATTGAAGAAGAAATGGAAGGCTTAAAGGATAAAATTCTTGAGAGCTTTTCACAAGAACCTGGTGAGCAATCGTTGAAAGCTGGCGAAACTTTAGTGACTGTGAAAATCCAAGAGCGTTGGGAGTGGGATCAAGACTTGATGATTGATCTGTATTCTGATCGTGATGAGTTGCCACATCATGTAAGTAAAAGACTTACTATAAATAAAAGAAAATTTAATACCTTGACGGATGATGAGCAGAAAGAAGTTCTGCCTTGTCTTACGAGGAAGTTAGGTACAACAACTATTAATGTGACGGAGGTGAAGGATGTTTAGTCCTATGAATACGAGCGACCACACCACTTCTTATCGTAAATGTTTACTGTACGGGCATCATGGGTGGGGTAAGACCACCCAGTTTGCTCACTACCAGAAACATTATGGCAAGGGCTTCATTATTTCTGGAGAGAGTGGGCTTAGTTCTATTCGATCTAGTGGTATTGACTACTTACCTTTTACGAGTTGGGGTGGTGAAACTAATCCGGATGAAGGCAAGTATTCTTTTAGGGATATTGTTAAGTGGATTAGAACGGACGACTTTAAAAGCAAGAACTATAAGTGGATTGGTTTAGATAGTCTTACTGAATTGTCTGACCATAGTATGAAGTATGCCAATGAGCTTGCCGAGAACGAGGCGAAGAAGTTGGGCAAGGCAAAGAATGGCTTTGAAGTTTATGCCACTCATGGTGCTAACATAATTGGTGCTTGTAAATTAATCCGTGACCTAGCTTGCCATGTACTCATCACGGCTCTCTCAAAAGAAAGCACTGACGACAATGGTAACGTAGAGTATTGGGCAATGGTTGGTGGCAAGGCTACTCAACAACAACTCCCTGGAATTTTCGATGCAGTCTTCTGTGGTGTTAGGCATACAGCCGATACCAATGACAAGACTAAAAAGAAAGTCATCCGTTATGTCATCACCGATGAAGTTAATGGTTGGAAAGGAAAAGTCCGTGACGAAAAACGCAGACTAAGGCCAGTCGAACAGACTGGAAACATTGTCGATCTCTTCAGGCGAATGGATATGGATGATGACGCTTACGAGAAATGGATAGCCAAACACACACAGGAAGAAGGAGATAATAATGGCGTTTAGTTTTGAAGATTTAAACTTAGAAGGTATCGTTGCTGCAAAAGGAAGTCAGCAACTACCTAAAGGTAAATACGTTGTGAAGGTAACTGAAGCTGAAGTTCGCAAGACGGCTACTGGTGGCTCACAAGTTTACGTTAACATGGCTTGCGATGATGGAATGATTAGGATGTGGATTAATGTTCACACCCCATCATCAGAAGCTGCCACTAGAATTGGTCGAGAACAACTGAAAGCGTTGTGTACTTTCGGTGGTCATAGCAATCCAGATAAGCCCGGTGATATCTCCAGTCTTATTGGACTTGAGCCAGGGATAAGGGTTGTTGATGAAAGCTTTAAAGACAAGACGACTGGCGAAGATCGTGCTGGTACTAAAGTCTCAGGCTTTGTCGATCCTAAGAGTGTTCCCAAGGGCATGGTGTCCTCCCCTCCTCCCCTGGAAACATCAAGCAAAGATTTAGATGACGAAATTCCATTCTAATTAATTATTTTGCTTGGAGACTGGGGGAGGTGTTTCTTATCCTTACGTCCTCCCCCTTTTTTATAATATGAAACCAGACATTACCCAGCTTATTGATGATGCTTACGCATCAGAGCAACCACAAAAAGCCAGATCGTATATCGGGGCATCAGGTATAGGGAACGACTGCCTTGTAGCTATAGCCTACGCCCATAGAGGTTATCCAGAAACTTCTCCAGACCCAAAACTTAAAAGAATATTTAGGGATGGACATAAGATTGAGTACCATGTGGTCTATGATTTAAAGAAGGCTGGCATATCAGTTATGGAAAACGATCCAATGACTGGGAAGCAATGGTCATACACTGCTTACAATGGTTTAGCCATAGGTCACGCAGATGGTATCGTTGAAATTGATGGTGTTGCACATGGCTTAGAAATTAAATCCATGAACGATGCAATGTTTAAGTCGTGCCAGAAGAAGGGCGTGAGGTATTCACACCCAAAATATTATGACCAGATGCAGATGATGATGGGAATGGCTGGCCTCGAATGTTTTTTATTTGTTAGTTACTGTAAGAACAACAGTCTTTATCTACACGAGTATGTAGACTTTGATGAGTTTCGTTATGAGTTTCTGATGTCAAAGATTGAGAGAGTTCTCAAGGATGACATTAAAAAGATTGCGACTGACGAAAGCGACTGGAGATGTAGGGGCTGCTTTAAAAGAAACGCTTGCTGGCATGGCGAATTACCAACAGACAAAATCAAAACGACTTGTGGAAATGCTCAAGCAAACTTTCAGGGAGAGTGGGTGTGCAGTCAAGGATGCACCACACATTGTGAAGCATGGATACCTTATATCCCAAAGGAGAAATAGTTGGAAAAAATAATGGAAAGAAAGCTAACGATTGAGGCTGAGATAGAAAACCTTAATGCCCGATTGATGTATATGAAAAGTGAAATGAGCAAGGATGAAGTTAAGAAAGCTTTGGATAAACTTAGGTTCCTCATAGCTGAAAAACTTGACCTCTCAATTCAGATGACAAGGAGTTAAAATGAATACTAGAATTAAAGTTATAGCTTTTGCTGGTCAAATAGGTACTGGTAAATCTTTATGTGCCGACTATTTGTGTGCACACCACGGATATGTTAGAGTGAAGATGGCTGATCCTCTAAAGAATATGTTAAGAGCGATTGGATTAACAACGCAACACATTGAAGGTTCACTTAAAGAACTGCCGTGTGCTTTATTAGAAGGGAAAACACCAAGATGGGCGATGCAATCCTTGGGAGTGGAATGGGGAAGAGAGCAAATCGGCCCCTCATTCTGGGCGAACACATGGGTAAAAGAAGTGGAACGACACCTGACATTAGGGAACCCCGTAGTGGCAGACGACTTGAGATACATCAACGAAGCTCAGTCAGTCAAAGCGATGGGGGGAGTGACAGTTCACCTCAAGAGAGGCGAGTTGAAAGACGCAATTCACTCTTCGGAGCTGATTGATTTCAAGTGCGACCACACTCTGACTAACAACGAAGAAGAAGCCATTGGTCTTATGGGTATGCTAGATCGTATTGTTAACTTTGATTTGTTTAAGTCTTACCAAATGGAACATCCACCAGAGTTTTTTGGTGACGATCCATTTGAAGAAGAGGATGTTACCGATCCTGATAGTCGGAGGGTTTCTCTTCTGGGGTTAGACAACTAGAAGTCTCTCCAGAACAACAGTCACCATCAGCTATTTGGTGGCACACAGCACATTGTTCGTGACCATGAACCCACATTGTTCCACCCATAGCTCCACATCTTGAGCATCTAAGTGCATCATTATTTGTCATTTTTTTTCCTTTTTGTTTTAGGCAACGACTGAGTGTATGCCTCTTTGATTTGCTTAATAGTTCTAAAGCAACCAACGCATACTTCATCTACCAATCTACATATTCCGAGACACGCTGTTACCATGCCTTGCACGACCAATATTTAGCCTTAGTCTTTGGGCCAGGTGATGCACAGTTATGCCGTGCACGGAACGACTTTCGCCTAGCTGGGATATGTTTTTTAATTGTCATCTTGGGATCACCAAACCTAACGATCTTTATCTTAGCCCCGTCACTCACACAGACTGCCGACTTCTTTGGTTTGCCTGGAGTTTTGAATGGTTTGTTTAGGCTCTTACCTTTGCATGGCCCACTTGCTTTTTTCTTTGCCATCTATCTATTCTTTCGTAAAGTTGTTACATGCTTACGCCAAAAGTAATTACCAATTTTTGAAAAGGGCTTGCTTATCTGTAACCAAAAATTAGCCATCTCTTTACCTATCTGTTAAATTATAAAACGCCACACCAAAAAGAACCCCACATAATGTAAGTATAGATGTAAGAACAATGCCAACAGTCTTTGCACTTTCTTGAAACTCCAACTGTTTTTTTCTTTTCATTCTTTTTACTTCTCTATCGTAATCTTTTTGTTCTTGTATTCTCGCTGCTCTTTCATTAATTATCCCAGTCCAAGTGCCATGCCCAAATCGAAGATCAATCATCTGAGATATTTCGTACATGCGTTCTTGAGCAAGCCTAGCGTTTATTGTTTCTTCAGCCACACTCTTTATACTCAGAGGTTGACCAGCTTTGTTTCTATCTTTTTGGATTTGTTTATCACCAGCAAACAAGTCGTCAATATGCTTTGCCAAGCCACCTATGTCGCTCACATTTCCACACAATTCCTTAATTGTTTTATGGGCTTTATTGACAAGTGCAATACCAGCAAGGACTTCTCCAATCATATAGCATTAGACCTTTCTACCATCTGGACTATAGCTAATAGTTTTTTTAGTAGTCTTTTGAACTACCTTTCCATAAGGTGACTTAGGAGTTTTCTTAGGCACAGGCTTTTTTGTTTTTCCATACATTATTTTTTTGCCTTCTTCTTAGACTTCTTAGGCACAGGCTTTTTTTTCTTTTTAGTTTTAGCGATGTCCATTCCACCACCACCAGCTTTATCTTTTTTCTTGTTTGTATTTTTATAATTCTCTGAAATAATTATTGGCATTTTTTCTTTCCCTTCTTCTTCGTTATACATGGACAACCCTTAACAAGCATCTGTCCCTGTCTGCCAGGTTTGGCATAGTTTGTTGGGCGTGAAGAAGTCGGCTTCACATTCCCAGTCGTTTGTATTCCTCTACTTCCCACCTTTATACCTGTCTCCGAACCACCAACTCACTGCCATCCCAGTTAGAAAAATAACTTGAGAAGCTATGTCAGCTTGACCTTCTTGCCCAAGCTGGAAGAAAAGTATTCCAGTTAAAACAATCAATGATAATGTAAGCAATGGTCTTATTAATCTTAGTAGAGTTACAACCCAGCGATATGGTTTCCCGTAAGCACTGTCATGGTCATAGCTTGCCTGTCTAGTCGTAGCAAAAGTCGCTGCCTCTGCAATAATTTGTTCGCTTTCCATCTCGGCAGACCGAGCCTGAATGTTTAGTTCTTGCAAGGACAGTTCGTGTTTGAACTCTTCCCTCGTCAACTCTAATTTTTGTTTAGCCTCGAAGAACCCAGCGACTTTACCAACAACTGTTCCCAGTATACCAGTC